ATTTTGATGCAAGCTTGTTTGATGTTCGCTAAGATGGATTTACTAACAAGCTAACCGGCATGGGATTCTATACTGGACGCACTGGTTCACTGGCTGTGGCTGGTGGTCTTCCTGTTGCCAAAATCAAGGATTGGTCTCTTGATACCACGGTGGAACTCCTGTCCACCAATGACATCAGCAGCTTTGCCAACACCTTCACCCCTGGCGTCAAGGGTGCCACTGGCAGCGCCACGCTTTTGTATTATCGTCTTGAAAGTGGAGAGTCTGCATCCTTCCAGCAATTCACGGCCATGCTTGGCAAGGTGATGAAGACTGGCGCCATTGAGAGGGATATCGACCGAGTGTTCATGGAATTAAACGTTGGTGGTGACACATCAGACGATATTAAATTTTTTGCTTTTATTACCAGTGCTTCAGTAGGCGTAAGCACTGGGGAATTGTCAACAGTGCAAATCCAATTTACAATGGACGGGGACTTTACTGAAGTGATTAGTGCATGACGTATTTTATTGGTCACCACGGAAAAGTAAAGCTAAAGCGCAAAAATCAAACGGCATTCACAAGTGCCGTTAGTCCTAATGACGTTAATACCACGCTAAATCGCTTTGGCTTTAATGGTTCGCTGGAGAACTTACTCACTGGTGATCAATTGGTAATTACTACCACTGATGCCCGTGGCCTGGATTTCATGCCATCTTCAACGTGGCCAAACGGGGGAGGTGCCACATTAAATGAAATTGTGCTCTATACCAACATCAATGCAATGGGAGGTATTCGTCTATTCAATACATTTTCGGACGCAATTAATAACGTAAGAGCAAATGAATATCCATTGGAAGCCTTTACTGGTGCTCCCATTGAAATCAGCGTAAGAATTTTGGGTAGTGTTGAGCGGGTGTTAGGTGATGTAAATGGTTTTTCTTTCAATACCGATAGGGAGAGCATTGAAACCACTTCCTTGAATGATAAATTCAAGCGCATGCACTCTGCTGGCCTCATCAGTGGTGGTGGTAGCATTGATTGCTTGTTTGGTGCTAATGCCGACAGTCAAACCGAAAATAGCTTGCTCATGCTTCAGTTGATCAATCGCGTGGAACTGGGCAGTGAATTTTCGTGCTTTTTGCAACTTGTAGACAATAGTGTGGCCATTTACTCAGCAGATCAGGACATATACTATGAGTTTGATGCTATTATTACCAAGTCCGGGGTGGAAGTAAGGGCCGATGCTCTCATTTCTTGCGCCATTGACTTCGTAACCACTGGAGAAATCAAACTCCTCATCGGAAGGCCATCAGGGTACATCCTTAAAGAAGATGTTGATAAAGTGCTGAAAGAAGACTTAAATGCCTTGCTAACTGAAGAGACAGACTAGAATGAGTCAATCTGGAGATTGGTAAATGGCTGACCAGCGAATTACGCAGCTAACAGCACTTTCTGCGAGTGGCGTGGCAGATATTGACTTGCTGCCCATTGTAGACATTAGCGCAAGTGAAACCAAGAAGGTCACAGCGAAGGACTTGATCGCTGCTGGTGTTGCCTTGATCAACTCTAGCACGATTGACATTGCAAAAATTAATCAAGCTAGCGCTACTAAGCTTGGCACCACTAGCCTGGCGGATGATGTCATTACGGCAGCAAAATTAGCTGATGATAGTAGCGTATCAACTGCTTCGGTAGTACCATCTGGCGATAATTTTGAAGGGCGTCTATGGATTAATACCACTGATAAAACTGTTCAAGTTTATGATGCAGCAGCCTTCTCTCCTATCAAGGTGGGAGCCAGCAACTATCTATCAGCTTCAATTGCTACTGCCGCAATTTCTGGTAGTGCCATTACCTATGCTAAAATTCAAAACGTTAGCGCCACTGATAAATTACTTGGACGTAGTTCAAGTGGTGCTGGTGATGTAGAAGAGATTGCTTGCACTGCTGCTGGCAGGGCATTAATTGATGATGCTGATGCAACAACGCAAAGAACCACGCTTGGCTTGGCAATTGGCACGAATGTGCAAGCGTATGATGCAGGCCTTGCAAGCATTGCAGGACTTACTACTTTCGCTGACACTTTAATTTATACCACGGCTTCTGACACTTACGCAACCAGTACGCTTACTGCAGCAGGTCGTGCATTGCTGGACGATGCTAATGCCGCAACGCAGCGCACCACCTTAGGGCTGGGCTCCATCGCCACTCAAGATGCTAGTGCAGTGGCAATCACGGGAGGCTCTGCCACATTATCCACGCTCACGGCAACCAGTTCTTCTCTTGCAAGTGTAGCAATCACTGGAGGCAGCATTGCTGGCATCACGGACCTTGCAGTGGCGGATGGCGGCACTGGAGCATCCACTGCTGCCAATGCTCGCACCAATCTTGGACTTGGCACCCTTGCCACTCAGAGTGGCACATTTAGCGGCACCAGTAGCGGCACTAACACTGGCGACCAAACTATTACTCTCACTGGTAATGTCACTGGTACTGGCACTGGCACTTTCGCTGCTACCATTGCCAACGATGCCGTAACTGGCACTAAGCTTGCAGATAGTTCTGCAACTGTTGTTAGCGGAAATGCACCTTCCGGGGTGGGCGATTTTACTGGACAGCAATGGTTAAATAGTAATACTGGCTTCACTTACATCTGGGATGGTAGTGCGTGGCAGCGTACTGCTGGCCTGCAAACCATCACTTTTAGTGATACAACACCATTAAATTTTACTGTTGCGTATCCTGATAATTTTAGTGCTGTCATTACCAGCGTAATGGAAGCTCAAAGCGCCAATGCAGTGTTGGTTGGTCCTGTTTCTGGCAGTGCAACCACGCCCACGTTTCGATCACTTACTGCCACCGATCTCCCCATTGCCACTTCCTCCACAAATGGTGCCCTTAAGCCGGGCACAGGCTTAAGCGTCACTGGTGTTGGCGTGTTGAATCACTCTAATTCAGTTACTGCAGGCACCTATACAAAAGTTGCTGTTGATGCGCAAGGTCACGTCAGTAATGGTACTGTTCTATCTGCTGCTGACATTCCGAATCTAGATGCAAGCAAAATCACAAGTGGTACTTTTAATGGTTCATTTCTTGCTGACAACAGTGTTTCGGCTAGTCAACTGGCCGATAACGGTATTGCACAAGTCAGCGAAACGCAGCCAATTCCAGAATTTGCAGGGCAATGGTGGATCAATCCTAGTGACAGGGCCGCTTATATATGGGTGGGCACTGTTTCCCCTAACGTCAATGGCTACTGGTTAAATCTTGGTTTTGGTGCTGCCACTCAATATAACTTGCGTTTTGGTGGCACATACAATGCAACCACAAATTTAGTTGTTTCACTGAACCAGTATGGCGTTGAAGCAGGTTTGACAGTTGGGCAAGCGCTCTCCACTCCATCGCAATTAAACGGTGCCGTCTATCTCATTTGCACCACTTCTGGTACAGGCGTAACACCAGCGCCTGTATTTGCGCTTGCTGTTGGTGACTGGGTGTTGTCAGAAGGCACTGGATCTAATTGGACAAAAGTTGGGGTGGTTAGTGGTGCAGTGAGCGTTAGTGACTATCAAGTGTTGAGCGATGGCACTTATTTCACTCCTGATATGACAGGCGTGGCTGACGTGAGGGGAGCTTTAACATTGCTATGGCAAAGAGCGCAAATTGCCAGCACGGCGCAAGTGGGAGTGGTTCTTGAAAGTAGCGAAGTGTTGGTGGACAACAGCACTGGGGCAATGACGATTGGCACTATAGACGAGGGCACTTATTAAGCCATGGCTTACACTGACCGCTTTAATTACAGCGGTGTCGAAGTGCCGCCTGGAGGGCTACCTTTTCAAGCGTTAGTCAAAGTTGCTGCTGCNAATTTCTATGCTGCATGGCGTGATATTGGCGAAATGGCAGATGCCGCTGACAGTGTTTTTGATGAAGGGGAATATTGAACGGTTATAATAGTTTGATAATCCCGTCCTTGTGGAGTTAAGGGAATGCCTTCCATTCGTCAATCCATTCGCAGCAGCACTGCGTCCAAACGTCCCACTTCTGCCATTGCAGATGGACAGATTGCTCTCAACACTGCTAGCGGCACTCCTGGCATGTTCTTCAAGGACAGCGCAGGTAATATTGTCAAGACTGGCCCCGCTCATTATGGGGCAAGTGCTCCCAATTCCTCTCCTGCAGTTGGCGGTTCCACTGGCAATAGCATTGGTGAAGCATGGTTGGATGTTAGTCTCACTCCTGCTGGCTGGAAGATTTGGAATGGTAGCGCATGGGTGAATGCCACTCCATTGTCCAGCGACACTGTTCAAGGTTTGGTGGAACTAGCTACCAATGCCGAAACTCAAGCAGGTGTTGATGCTGCTCGTGTTGTTACTGCCGCAAGCTTGCAGAGCAAAGTTTCGGACTCTATTTCTACCACTTCGGCATCTGGCATTGCTTCATCTACTGCCGTCAAGACTGCTTATGACTTGGCCAATGCTGCATTGCCTAAATCTGGCGGTATTGTCACTGGCAACTTAGAAATTGGCTCCACTGGTAGCTTTACTTTTGAAGGCAGCACTGCCGATGGTTTCGAGACAACCTTGGCTGTGGTTGATCCAACGGCAGACAGAACTATTACTTTTCCCAATACTACTGGCACTGTAGTAACAACTGGCGACGCTGGTACTGTCACCAGTACAATGATCCTGGATGGCACAATTCTTAATGCCGACATCAATGCCACTGCCGCTATTGCAGGCAGCAAGATTGTCGCTGCCACTACTAGCGTTGTTGGAGCAGTACAACTTAGTGATAGCACTAGC